CGGCTTTAATTTTAACCAGTCCCTTCTTGATTCTCAGGGACGTGTTGTTCGTACTTGGGCAGACATTCTTAACCAAGCAAACCTTGGATTCGAAGTCATGCACGAACGAAACGCACACAACTTCCCTCTGGACCTTGCTTCTGTTGAAGCAACTCCTGTCGCCCTTAGCGCCCCTGCTGTAGGGTAAACTGCAATGCCGTCCGTTCATCCCCACAGCGGGACGCATGTCACCTGATCATGGAACGGGGGTCAGGTACTTTCATCTAAGATCATGACTCAAGTCGAATTGGATGCCCGTGTTCGGGAGCAACAGGCTGCTGCAAAAGAAGCCAAGCTGAAGTATCGCGGCATTGCTTACAAATCACACGCTACTAAATTCTAAGTAGCACGGGAGTCAGGCACCTCAGAGTCGGACCTGGCTCCTCTTGGCATTGGCCTCTACGGAGATACCCTTTGCCGTCTAGACGGTGGGATAGACCACACATATTGCAACAAAAAATTTTCCAAACGTTTGGGAGCAAGTCTATTTAATTTCTTTCTCCTTTAAAAATGGCACATCAAAATAGTAATGAGCCTCTTGCTGATCTTACGCAACTAGGCCAATCTAACCTGACGGGTGATACCCGTGCCCTGTACCTCAAGCTATTTAGCGGCGAGATGTTCAAGGGTTTCCAGAACAACACGATTGCTCGTGATCTGGTTATGAAGCGGACTCTCCGTAATGGTAAGTCCCTGCAATTTATCTACACTGGCCGTACGACTTCTGAGTTCCATACCCCTGGCAACAGCATTCTGGGTAACTCGGATGGCGCACCTCCCGTGGCTGAGAAGACCATCACCTGTGATGACCTTCTGATCAGCTCGGCTTTCGTCTATGAGCTGGATGAAATCCTTGCTCACTATGACCTGCGTAGCGAGATCTCCCGTAAGATCGGCTATGCACTGGCTGAAAAGTATGACCGTCTGATCTTCCGTGCTATTGCACGTGGTGCACGTCAGGCTTCGCCTGTGTCTGCCACTGGCTTTACTGAGCCTGGCGGTACTCAAGTCCGTGTTGGCTCTTCTGCTAACGAATCTGACGCTTACTCCTCCTCTGCTCTGGTGTCTGCTTTCTATGACGCCGCTGCTGCTATGGATGAGAAGGGTGTGTCCGGCGATGGTCGCGTTGCCGTCCTGAACCCCCGTCAGTACTATGAACTGATCCAAGCCGTTGGCACCAATGGTCTGGTGAACCGTGACGTTCAAGGTTCTGCTCTGCAAGGTGGTAACGGTATCATCGAGATTGCTGGTATCCGCATCTACAAGTCCATGAACATCCCGTTCCTGGGCAACTACGGTACCAAGTACGGCGGCACCACTGGTGTTAACGATCCTCTGAATACTGGCGATTTCGTTGGTGCGGCTCTGGAAGATGCTGGTGATGCTGCTACCGGAATCAACAATGATTACGGTACTGCTGCTGAATTCGGTAGCAAGTCCTGCGGTCTGATCTTCCAACGCGAAGCTGCTGGCTGCGTGGAAGCTATTGGTCCTCAGGTTCAAGTCACCTCTGGCGATACCTCCATCATCTACCAAGGTGATGTGATTGTTGGTCGTCTGGCTATGGGTGCTGACTACCTGAACCCCGCTGCTTGTGTGGAACTGATTGTCGGTTCTGATCCTTCTGTGGATGGTAGTGGCGTTGTCGACACCACTGGCGCTGCAGCCTTCTGATCCTTAATTAGATCTATACTGGGGGAGCCGAAGCTCCCCTTTTTTTTACTTATTGATAGGTAACTATGCCCTTTCCTACTTATGCTGTGTCCACCGAACTGGATGCTGTAAATCAAATACTTAGCTCAGTGGGACAGGCACCTGTCACCACACTAGATCTTCAGAATCCTGAAGTATCTATTGTACTTAACACCCTCCGGGAAATCAACAAGCAAGTTCAAGCTGAAGGTTGGATCTTTAACACTGAACGTAGTTATGAGTTGACTCCCGACAGTTCTACTAACGAGATTACTTATCCATCCAACATGCTTCAAATCGACACAAACGTTGAAGCACATAAGAACAAGTATGATGTTGTTCGTAGAGATGGTAAGTTGTATGATCGTTTGAATCATACCTATGAATTTACTGATAACGTTAAAGCTGATGTAGTGTGGTTGTTCGATTTTGTCGATGCACCTCCTGCTATTCAAGCTTATATTACTGCCCGAGCTGCACGTATTTGTGCAGTTAAAATGGTTGGAGACCGTGAACTACAAGCACTGCTTCAAGAACAAGAGATGATGACCCGAGCTGCAGCCATTGAATATGACTGTAATCAAGGTGATTATTCTATGTTTGGATTTAGTGATGGTCACAACTATTACAACAGCTATCAACCTTTCCAAGCTTTGATGCGATGAGCACTATTACCCAAAGGATACCTCACCTGTTGTCTGGTATCTCGCAACAACCCGACAATCGTAAGTTTCCTGGGCAGCTTCGGGATTCTGTTAATGCTTTTCCTGACTATACTCTTGGTCTGCTAAAGCGTCCTGGTGGTCAATATGTGTCTGAACTCTACGGAGCTAGCACTTCAGGCAGATGGTTTTCTATCCTTAGGGATGCTCAAGAAAAGTACGTTGCACAATACGATGACAATACCTTCCGTGTTTGGAACCTTCTTGACGGCAGTCCAAGAGCAGTGGACATGGGTAACAATACTGGTGTTCCTGGTACTTGCAACCTAACCAATCTTAAAACTGATTTAACTGCTTATAATGATGCTGTAGCTGATACTGCTGCTGAACTGACGTTGCTGCACGAAGCTCAAGCTGAGTATGCTCAGGCGTTAGCTGGTCAGTTAGATACAGAAGAGCTTGCTTTTGAAACTGATTATAACTATCCTGTTGGTGATATTACTCAGTTTTTAAAGTCAGGTGCTACTCAATCAAGTGATGGTAATTATCTTATTAAAAAAGATAACACGATCATTTATAATTCAAGTGAAACTCCCGAAGGCTTTGTAAACCTGACAAGTGCAGGTAGCGGTTATACAAATGGTGTAGCATCAAACGTAGCTACAACTATTAGTGACCAATTTGATCTTATTGATAAGCGTACTACGCTGGCTAACAATACGTATACATTACTTCCCACAACTACCACTGGTAGCGGAACTGGTCTTTCTGTAACTTTTACCGTTCTTGATAATGAAATAACCAATTTTATTGTTATTGGTGGTACAGGCTATGAAAACGGGGATCTAATTTTTCCTTATCAGACTACTCCTGGTGATGTTGGTAACCTGACTTTTCAATACCGAATCCCTAGTGGGTTGACAGTTGATACTGTTGTTGAAAGCGGTGCACTTACCCAAGTTCTTATCAGCAATCAAGGTGAGAATTACCGACAAGGAGATGTTATTACTGTTTCAGGCGGTACAGGTACCGTAACCTATAACACGCTTAGTATTGACAGAGAAGTTACTTTGCAGTACCCTTTAATTGCTAAAGAAGGGTATAAAGTTTATACGGCTATTACTGGTGTAGATAATACAACTAGCCTTTTAACCTTGTCAAGTAAAAAATCCTTGATGGATACCGCACAAACTAACTACAACAGTGCGGTTACTACAGAAGCCACAGCTAAAGCAAACTACGATGCAGAAGCAGCTAACTGTGTAATTAGTGCGTTACCTGGACCAACATTGACTATTAAAAATGCTGGGACAGGTCTTGCTGATGGCACTTACCCTAATGAAGCAACTGATACAGCTACAAGCGGGGCTACCGGTTTAACTGTAGACCTCACTATTTCTGGTGGAGTTGTTACAGAAGCAACAATCAATACAGACCCCGGTACTTACCTTGGTGCTGATATTATTACGGTAACCAGTTTTGCTGGTGTGGAGCTTGAGTATGTTAATGAGGCATACCTTAAAGGTGCTACCGCTGATGACATTGAACTCCTGACTCTTAATGACTACACCTTTGTTCTTAACAAAGCAAAGACTGTAGCGTTGACTGCTGATAAGTCTGCAGCTAAACCACACGAAGCTTTTGTTGTTCTTAAAGTAGTCGGTACTGGTCATTACAGGATCCGCTTAGATGGTATTGAACGTGCTACTTACAACGCTGGTACTGGTGGTGATGTAGATGCTATTGTAGTTGACTTGGCTGCAGATATTGACGGTAATACCTTTGATGGTACAACGTTTAATGCTACTGTTGTTGGTCCTGGTATTTACATTAGTGCTGATGCAGCCTTCACTATTCAAGTTGTAGGCGGTCCATCAGAAGAAGCTTTGTTTGTCTTCCAAGAAACTACCCCTACCGTTGCTGACCTTCCTACTCAATGTAAGGATGGTTACGTTGTTCGAGTAGTTAACAGCATTGACGTTGATGTTGATGACATGTACGTCAAGTTTGTAGCAGACTCTGGAGCTACTTACGGTGCTGGTGTTTGGGAAGAGACCCTTGCTCCTGAGATTAAGTACAAGTTTGATCCGTTGACTATGCCACATCAGTTGGTACGTCAAGCAGATGGATCGTTTACTTTTGGTCCAGTGTCTTGGGAAGATCGTTTGGTTGGTGATGAAACCACTAACCCTGATCCTAGCTTTGTTGGGCAAAAGATTAACAATTTGTTCTTCTACCGTAACCGACTTGGCTTCCTTTCTAACGAAGCAGTTGTGCTCAGTAAAGCCGGTGATTACTTTAATTTTTGGGCAACTACGGCGCTTACGGTCACTGACGATGATCCGATTGATATTACTGCATCTTCTGTGCGACCTGTCAATCACCGATACGTGAGACCTATTAGTGTTGGTCTTGTGCTGTTTAGTGATACTGAACAATTCATCCTTTCAACTGATGCTGACATTCTAAGTCCAAAGACGACTAAGATTAACGAGTTGTCAAGTTATGAGTGTGATTCTTTTATTGAAGCTGTTAACCTTGGTACTAGCTTAGCGTTTGTTTCTAAGACACCACTGTTCACTCACATGTACGAGCTACAGGAGATTAGTGATGATCGCCCGCCAAAGATGGCAGAGTTGACAAAGATTGTACCTGAATTGATTCCATCGGATATTGATTCGATGATCGCTTCACCTGCCCTTTCACTTGTCTCACTAGGTACTATTGGTGGCAACACAGTCTATCAATACAGGTTCTTAGAACAAAATCAGCAAAGAGCCTCTTCTTGGTATAAGTGGGAGTTGTCTGGTACATTACTTGATCAATTCTTTGATTCTAGTACTTATTACGCCGTTGTTAAAAACGGTTCTACTGTTGTTGTTCAATCTTATGATCTGACTCAAGCTAATGAGCAAGGGTTCTTAACTCTTACTACTGGTGAACGTACAGACATTTGTCTTGATAATTGGAACATCAACCCTTACAGAGTTCACGATCCTAATGCAGATGGATCGGATGTTACCCGTGTCTACCTGCCGTATTATCACGTTAGTGATAGGACATTCTCTGTGTTGGCTCTAGGAGGCTACATAGGAGGTTCTGCGGCTGCTTCTAGTGAATCGGTAGGGGCAGTACTTTACCCCACCGTACAGGGGACTGTAGGTGCCTATTACGTCGATATTAACGGAGATTACCGTGGACGTAATCTAATCATCGGTTACATCTACACAATGACCGTTGAACTGCCGAAACTATTTGTGATTCAAGCTGATGGTCAATCGGCTGTATCTGACTTTACTTCTGATCTTATTATTCATCGAATGAAAGTATCGACAGGTCTTAGCGGTCCTGTTAAATACGAAGTAACTATTACTGGTAGACCTGAATGGAATCAAACCGTTGAAGCTACTGCTCCTAATAGTTATGATCTTAACAGCGTTAACATGTCTGCTGATGCTGTTCACACCGTTCCAATTTATCAACGTAACGAGAACCTCACCTTTAAAATTATTGGTGATACTCCGTTCCCCGTTAGTTTGTTGAGTTTGAATTGGGAAGGTAAATACAACACTGGTTTCTATAGACGATCCTAATGACTGCATCCACCCGTGGTTTCACCTTTAGACCAGCTACTATTAACGACGTATATGAACTAACCAGTCAAATGCTACCGAGAGGTTTGCAAGACTTTGAAAGAGTAGGGCAACACCCTGTTCTTTCTTTAGCTATGTACATCCATGAAGACGACTCCTATCTTTTCTACGGACCTGATGGGAGTCTTTATGGTGCATACGGAGTTAGTGAAGACAATAGTTTCTGGGTTCAAATGACTAACAAAGTTAAAGAGAATCCAAGAACAGCGGTTAGATTCGGTAAGGCGTTAATAAAACATATAAATCGTCCTTATCTTTGGACGACTATTGATATTGAAAACACATCACTTATTAACTTTGTGAGGTTTTTAGGTTTTAAGGTTCTACGGGTGTTTCCAGATGGACCTGACAATGTTTACTCTATAGAGATTGTACGATTATGGCAATAGGAGCAATTGGTGGTGTAGCTGGACTTGGCGGTGGCCTTGGCAGCGGAGCATCGACATTTGATCTACGTGGGTTTGGTAGCTCATGGGGAAGCAGTGGCATCGGTCAGTCTGCTGGTAAAGCTTTAAGTGGTAAAGGTGCTTTAGGTGGCGCTAAGGGCTTAATGTCCCTTGGCTCTATGGTTCCTGGTATTGGCACTGCCTTTGCTGTCGGTAGCATGGCTCTCGATGTAGCCGGGATGTTTATGGATGACGGTTCTGGCGAAAAAGCCTACCAAGAAGCTTATCAACTTGAGATGGATCGCATCCGCTTACAACAGCGGAACGAACAACAAGAACGGATGCTACAAGCTAAGCTTGATATGGTATCCGATCAGATTGATAACAACTGGGAAGCTGCTGGTGACTCATGGATGGCAGAACAACGCCGTTTAAATGAGGTCTACGATAAAGCTGCTTTCACTTCACAAGCTTTATTGCAAAAATTAATACAAGTTCAAGGCGCACAAGCCGCCGGAGAACGTTACGGTAAAAGCGCAGCACGCGCTAACCTGCTTTCAAGCCTAGGCTCCTACGGTAGATCTAGAGCGCAGATTTCAAGGCAACTTACCAGTGAACGTATTCAAGCAACCGAATCTATGAGGATTACGGCAAGCAACCTTGAGAAAGCTAATAAACGAGCTTTTGCACAAGTCGCTGTAGCACCAACACCTGAGATGATGTTGGATCCTGTTTACACTGACTTCACTGCTGATCCCCTGGGTCAAGCTCTTAAGATTGGTCAAGGTGCTGCTACGTCCCTTAAGAAAGGTTGGGAAATGACTCCGATTGGTGATAAGTTCTTTGGTATTGAAAAGAAACCAACTAAACGCAAGAAAGACGAATGAAACAGCTTCCTGAATTTCCAGAACAGCAGCTATTCACAGGGGCAGCGAAAAGCCAAGGTTTTTCACCACAACAAGCTCCTGATTTAACTGCTGGCCTACGGGCACAAGGTGAGCAGCAAGACCGTAATTACAAGGCTCTTGCTGACAACAGGCGGAAGGAACAGCAAATTGAAATCGACAAGAAAGTTGGTTTCTATGATATGATTGGCTCCCTAGGGGTACCGTCAGCTAAACGAGCTGCTGAGTTTCTAGCAACTAGTTACTTAGATCACCAAGCTATTCTTGGTCACGAAGCAGCTGTTAAAGCTGGTCAGCTGGACAAATACGGTATTACTGATGAAGACCGTGATGAGCTGAATAAAGCTCGTGCAGCCGCAGCAGAGGAAGGAGTAGCTTTTGATGAAGTAGCTTATAAAGCTATGCTTCAAGGTGAGAATACTACTGCTGTTAATCTTATTAAAGGTCTTCCTAAATATCAACGATTGTTTGCGGAAACTGAACGGTCTTTAGCTTTGCAAAAAATGTACCCTGATTACCATCGACGGTTTGTCAGTGGTCCTACGTTGCACCGAGACTACCGTACTGGCGAACAGTTCACTGGGCAACAGGTTGGTACCGATCCAGTAAGAGCCGGTATTGTTAATGCAAACTCACGTAAAAGTTTCTTTGCAGAAGTAGTCGGGATTTCTCAAACATATAATCCATCTAAGGCTATTCTTGAACCTGTCTACCAAAGCATTGAACAGACTAGTGAGCTTTACCGTAAGAACATTGAAGCAGAAAAAGATCTAGCTGACGCTAATATTTTGCGTGCTAATGCTTTGACTCAATTCCGTGCTACTGGTCAGATGCAATCATTGATTGCTCGTTACAGTGGACTGCTTGTTCAAGACGAACGTAGCGGTAAAATGCGAGTTCTTAGCAGAACTGAAGCAATCCGTAAGGCGTTTGAAGATGCTGCTGATCAGTACGCTAATGGTCGGTTGAAGAACCGACAGCAGGCTGATGCTGTGTTGACACAAAAAGCTGCACATGTGGATAAAACTTATGCAGACCTTTATCCAGAAGTTGCAGAAGAATACACAGCTAAACTAGATGCGGTTGATAGTAAAGTCCGTACTCTTAGAAATGTACAAAAAGCAGAGTTTACTGAGCGTCTTGATGCTCAACTTATTAATTATGCTTTAAATGAGTGGGATGGTTCTTCAGCAAGTTTGCAGGAAGTTCAAGAGCAAACAGTTCGCATTGCACACCAGAATGGTCTTTTGCAGTATAACGGTAATATAGTAGCATCCTATCTTGTTACTGCTCGTGAGCGAGAGAACAAAACCTTCTGGCAATCTACCCTTAATGAAAAGCTAAAAAACAAAACTCTAAGCGTTAAAGACCTGGCTAACTCAGCTGTTCCCACAGAAATGCGGCAAGCTTTGATGCCGGAAGCGCAACGTCTGGACACTATTCGTGCTCAGATTCCCCCAGAAACGGAGATTGAGGGCGACATTAAGATTGCACTTAAACAATCCTTGGGTGATACTAGCCTTGAAAAGAATTATGTTGGTCTGAATGCAGCTACCTTTGCTGGTATGAGGCTGTATCGTGCTAAGTTAGATCAATTTGAAAAAGAGTATGGTCCAGTAGAGGGTCATGAAAAGGCCATTGAATTTGTTACTGCTCAAATTCTTCAGCAGAAAGGTGATTTCACTGTTTCTAAATGGGAAGATCGTGAAGCTGGTAGTGCAGCCTTTAATTATCTGACTAAATTTACCCCACCTTCAACCTTTAAAATTGGTCCAGAGTATGAGCCTGAAAAGCTAAAACAGGCTGTACAGCTGGATAACACAGTTATTGACAAAACTCCTTTGGTCAGGAAAAGTGTGTTAGAAAACATCGTTGCTCAAGCTAAAACTGGTGGCTTTGTCGATATCCCTGGTATTTACTCAGAGATTGGTGGTAATTCGGTTGACAATCTGAACCGTAACCTTAAAGCTGCTGGTTATGAAATTCAAATTCCCCAGCGCCCATCTAGTGTTATCGGTCAGAGCACTAGCAATCCTGCACTTAGGAGGCTCGCACAGAAAGCTCAAGGTGTTTTTGGTGAACAAAGGGTACATGCTGTCGCTAATGGTGCTGCTGCTGATTCTAAGTTTTTGAGCCCTGCTGCTTTTGCTCACCTTACTGGTACTCAAGGTCTTCAACGTTCTGGTACTGGAGCGTTGACGTTTAAATCTAATGAAACTTTGTATGAACAAGCCGGTAAACTGTTCCAAATTAAAGGACTAGGATTCACTGCAAGTGAGCACCCCTTGTTTGGTGGGACTGATTACGAGGTACACAAAGGTACTGGATATCATGCGTTTGATGAGGGCTTTGATATTGGTGACAAAAATTTTGACACCGTTACTGATGAGCAAGCTATTCGTAAAGCCAAACTGCTTCAGAGAACTCTTAATAGCATGAACCCTCCTTTGTTTGCTGAAGTTATTGGTCCTGATACTCCTGGAAAACTAGGTAAACAGCACAATAATTATGTGCACGCAGGCGGACTTATGCGCCCTGTTACCCCTGAAGACAGAGAATTACTGATTAACGCTTTTAGGAACTTTAAATAATGGATGAAAATCAAAACACTCCTATAACGGATCAGGCAGATGTTGTCGAAGAGTTGCTTCAGGGACACAAAGCTTATTTAGGATTTGAAGAAAAACCTGAAGCGGTTCCTGCCGGTTTACCTGTTAAACCTGAAGCTACTCAGACAGCTCCCCCTGAACAAAACGCAACTCCTACAGAACCTGTCCCTGCTCCTGAAGTAGAGGAACCTGCAGAGCCTGGTACCCCTGAAACCGAGAAACCCGGTTTTATGAAATCAATTCGCCAGTATTTTACTGGTGAGCCTGATTCAGAAACTGAGGATGAGGTTACTTACCACGGTGTAACCTATAAAAAAGAACATCTGGACGAAAAGGGTTACGTCAAAGATGAGTACGAAAGCCTTTACCAAAAAGGTAACGGTTTTATGTATTCGGTTAGCGGCGGTAAACTGCCTGTTTGGGAAGATGTCGGACAGCAGTTTCGGCACATGTTCCAGTACTTGTCTGCTCCCGGTTTGGGGATGATAGACTTTGGTGTTGATGCTGGTACCACCATACTTAACCGTATGGGTCACAACGCAGAACACATTAACAAACAGTGGGACGCAGTTTCCCAGCTAGATGCTCCTGGTGCTCAACGTATCCGTGAGTTTTCTGCTGTTGCTATCCCTTCTATTTATGCATCGTTTGGTGTCGGTTCTTACATGGCAGCTACGCGGCTGCCTTGGCTGGCTAAGTGGGCGTTTGGTGCTGCTGGAGCGGCTGCATCGGATGCTGCTATCATTGGTGTCAGTGATCAAGGTCTTGAACAGAACGCTGTTATTGGTAAATTAGGTAAAAGCTTCCCCAGCGTGTTTGGTCCAACTGGTATCATGCCGATGCCTGAATGGACACAATACGATAATATTAACAAAAACGATCCACAAGCGCCTTGGAAAACCAGGGTTATTGGTATGTTGGATCAAGCTGGGATGAGTGTGGTTGGTGATATGGTTGGTTTAGGTCTATCCCTGGCGCTTCCTGCTGCTAAACGGATGGGTTGGTTTGTACCTAAATCTGAAGCTGCCCAAGCTTACAAGCAACTAGAGATCGCTAAAACTGATCCAGAAACTTACATCAGGATTAAAGAGATCGACCAAGCACTTGCAACCGATCCTAGTTCTGCTAATGCTGCTGCCTTGAAAGCTGAGCGTCAACGCTATATTGATCAAATTGAAAACACTGGTGCCTCAGAGCTGACGACTAAAGATGCTTTTGAGCAACAGATTGAAGTTTCTGAAGCAACACGCCGTCAGCAGATGGATGAAGTTGCTATCCTTAAACTGGAAGCTGATCCTGCAACCTTTGGTAACTTTGCACCTGAGCTGACTCCTGGACTTGCTACTTCTGGTGAACTGGCACGTCAAACTATTCCCCCTGCTAATGTAGCACGGAATATGGCAGACGTTGCTGCTTTGCAAATGGGTAAAACTGTAGGCGACCCCGCTCCAGTTTTGTCTGAAAGTATGCTTAAAAAGGGTCTAGTACTTGGTAAATCACGTAATGCTGTTAAAGGTGTTGCAGAGGCGTCAAGGGATGTTGGTCAATTTGACGCCGTTGTAGACGGTTTTAGGATGACTGGCAAACAGATGGACCAAGCATATGATCAGCTATATATTGATATTATGCAAGCTCCTACTGGAACTGATGTTCGGAAGTTGTTTGTTGACAACCGCGCCATGATTCCTCTGGCTGATGGTACAGTTATCAATCCTCTTAACCCAATGCAGGAACGTTCTGCTGGTCTGGCTATTAAAGACCTTGTGGATATGTACCTGGGACGTGATGTTACTACTGCTAGTATGCGCATTATGTCTACTCTTGGGCATGAAATCAGGACTGCTGCTGAAGCCCGACGTCAATTTGGTGAACTAGTTGATGATGACAGAGTTGTCGAAGTCGTTATTGATAAGCTTGAGTTCTTAATGCAAGAGTATGGTACTAATAAGTACATTGCCGGTTGGCAACTGCAAAATAAGAACTGGTTTAACAAGCTTCGTAGTACTGATTCTCCTGCAGAACTGACTGAACTTATCAACGACGAATTCCAACAAGCAATTAACGCTAAACATGCTAGTGTTAAAAACTTTACCGATACTCTGCGTGGTCTGCATAAAGAAAATCCAGCACTCATGAAGCCTTTGTTCGATGCTTTTGAGATGTCTAACGGCAACGTTGACACGATTCATAAGCTTGTAACGTGGGCGGAAACTCAAATGTCTCCGTTTGGGTTGATTAGGAGTAAGGATCCCAAGAAAATGAACATGTTTGCTCGGACGCTTTATGGTGTTCTGATGAACAACGTTCTTTCCGTTAAATCTATTGGTAGTGCAGCAAAAGGTAACCTTGCCAAATTAATGTTGCAGCCGATGGAAGGCATCTTGGGTCACGGTATTCAGTCCTTAGAAGAGATGAGCCTAGCACCTATGAAGCGTGCTTTCTATTATTACGGTAGTAACTGGGAAACCCAACGCCGTGCGCTAGGTGATGCTATTACTAGGATTAAGGCGACTCATCAAGACTATGATTTCATGATGAGCCAAATTCGTGCCGATTATAAGGACGTTCAAGATAAAGAGTGGGAGCTGTTAGACTCCCTAGCTGAGGCAAATCAGTTTAACAAAGGCTGGAAATTCCAGTATAATTGGCTAAAAGCTAACCAAGCTGTAGCACGAATGCCGTGGGCACGTACTGCTATGACTGGTATGAGCGGTGTTGACGCCTATACTGATACTATTCAGGCGCACATCATGTCCCGTACTATGGCATATGATGATGTATTTACCAAACATAATGATACTACACCTGAATTGCTAGAAAAAGCAGAGGCACAGCACTACTCTAAGATGTTTAATGCTGATGGACTTTTGACTAATGAAGCTGCTAAACATGCTTCTGGTGAAATCTCCTTGAATATCGACAACAGCATTGCAGATCTAATCAACAATGTTACCACAGCACTTCCTGCTACTAAAGCTTTCTTCCTGTTCCCTAAAACGAGCATGAATGACATTGGTCAGCAGTTGTCATACACCCCAATCGCTGCTATTCCTGGTATTTCTAGGTATGGTGCCATCCTTAACGCGGGTAATGACATCAATAAGATCAAAGAAGCTATGGCTGAGCATGGTGTCAAGAACTTTGATGCTACGCCTAACGCTATGGCAATGTATAAAAAGCTTAGGGCAGAGTATCAAGGGCGGGTTGCACTTGGTTCTATCGCGTTTGTTAGCACCTATAACTATGCTATGGGCGGAAACATCCGCGGTAATGGTCCTGTTAACCCCGCTGAACGTAAGGCGCTAAAGGATACTTATAACTGGGAACCTAAAACCATTAATATCGGTGGTTATTGGGTGAGTTACAAAGGTATTCCTTTTGTAGATCCGATTCTTACTTTGGTTGGTGATATGGCTTACTACCAAAATGACATCGGTGAAGCAGCCTTAGAAAACCTTGGTGATAAAATTGCATGGACTCTTTCTGCTACGTGGCTGAATAACACACCGCTAGCCGGTATTGAGCCAGTACAAGCAGCTTTAAACGGTGATAATGCAGCGTGGGACCGCCTAACTGCTAATCTTATTCGTATGGGTATTCCGCAATCGGGTAACCTTGGTGTGATTAGTGACGCTATTGATAACGCACAGAAAAACATCTACGGCGATATGATGGGTTACGTCAAGAATCGTCTGCCTTTGGCATCTAGTACGTTGCCTAAGCAGATTGATTACTGGACTGGTAAACCTATTAACTACATCGACAACCCTTGGGTTCGTGCTCTTAATGCAGGCAGCCCAATTAAAGTCAGTGGTCGCTCTGAACCATGGCGTAGGTGGCTGTTAAAGACTGGTTTTGACGGCGCTAGCCGGATGCGTTACTCTTCCCAAGGTGGGTATGAGTATGACGCTGATACTCAAGAACGGCTTGGACAGCTTATTGGGGAAGAAGAAATGTATAAACAAATCATCCCCATGATGACAAACAAACGTTTTAACGATGAGCTGGCTGAAATGCGTGCCTACCGCAGGTCTGGCATGTCACCTTCTGAGATTAAAATTAAAACAGAAAAGCTGACCGTTTATAAAAAGCTTGACGAAATTGTTAGTAAAGCTAAACAACGGGCTGAAGCTAGATTGTTTGACGAACGTCCTGACATTAAAGAAGCTATCCTTGGTCAATTTGAAGCTGATCGACTTTTAGGACGTGGTGATGTGGCTGGCGCTATTCGTGCTGGTCAAATTACAGACGAACGTGTGGAAAAAATCCGCCGACTGGCTAACCCTTAACCCACCCATTCCCCTTAATTGCGTAACGTAATGGCTTATCCCGAAAATACATACACCGGGAATGGTTCACTTACAACCTATTCCTTTACATTTCCATATCTCGAAGAGTCAGACGTTAAGGTAAGTCTTGACGGTGTTGACCAAGCTACAAGTGAATATTCTCTTGCCAACGCTACAACTGTTTCGTTTAACACTGCACCGGCTAACGGTGTAGCGATCCGTATTTACCGTGAGACAAATGTTACAGCAGCACAAGCTACGTTCTTTGCAGGTTCCGCCATTCGTGCACAGGACTTGAATGATAACACGCTGCAGACGCTGTATGCATCACAGGAAGCTACGGAGAATGCAGCGTTAGCTCCTACTGCTATTTCAACTGCTAATGCTGCTAGTACTACTGCAACTCAAGCGGCTAATGATGCAGCAGCTGCTTTGACTGCTGCGTCTAATGCTGTGGCGTTTACGCCTTATGCAAACGTTGCTGCTATTCCTGGGTCGCCGTCTGACGGGGATTACATTGAAGTTCTTAATGCGACTGGCATTGAGTCCTTTACTCCTCTTACAGGTGTACCTGCAGGTTTTGTCGGTGACTCTGGTCTTGCTGTACGTCTTAAGTACACGACTAGTGGAACGACTTGGAACTGGGTTAACTACATTGCTAATGATGC